GCGGACTACATTCTCTTCCTACTGGACGAAAGCGGTGGCATTCCTGACGCCGTCATGGTTACGGCGGAGGCGGCTCTCTCGAGCTGCGTCGAAGGCCATATCGTCCAAGCGGGGAACCCCACGCACCTGACCGGACCGCTCTATAGGGCGGTCACGCTCGAGCGTGCAATGTGGAAGGTGATTGAGATCACCGGCGATCCGGATGATCCCAAGCGCTCTACCCGTATCTCGCTGCAATGGGCGAAGGATATGATTAAGCTGTGGGGGCGCGATCACCCCTACGTGCTCGTCAACGTCCTTGGCCGCTTCCCACCGTCATCATTCAATGCGCTGATCGGCCCCGACGAAGTACGCGACAGCATGAAGAGATACTATCGCGAGTTTGAGCTCGGGCAGTCGGCAAAGGTGCTCGGTGTCGACGTGGCGCTGTTTGGCGACGACCAAAGCGTCATCGCCTTCCGCCAGGGCTTGCAGATGCTTTCGTTCAAGAAGTACCGCAACCTGCAACCAAGCCAGGGCGCCAGCATCGTCTCTAGGGAGTGGAAGGACTACGGCGCCCAGGCGGCGTTCGTGGACGCGACCGGCGGCGCAGGAGCCGGGTGGGTCGATGGATTGATGCTGCTAGGCCACGCGCCGATCGGTGTGCAGTTTGCCGGCCACGCGCACGAGAGCCAGCGTTACGCGAACAAGCGGGCGGAAATGTATTTTGATGCGGTCAACTGGATCAAGCGAGGCGGGGCACTTCCACCAGACGACAACCTGCTCGCCCAATTGACCGCGACGACCTACACCTACGAAAAGCGCGGCGATAGGTTCCTGATCGAGCCAAAGGAAATGGTGAAGGCGAAACTTAACGGCAATTCTCCGGACGAAGCCGATGCTTTCATTTTGACATTCGCGGAGCCGGTACAGCCGGCGGACGTGCGCGGCAGGCCGCGCCACCAGTACGCCTACGATCCGTTCAAGGATTCCGGCAGGGGCGTCGATGGACCGGCCAGCAAATTTCTTTACGATTACGATCCGTATGCAAATTAGGGGAATGTATAATGAGCGAGCGCCACAACATTTTTCTTTTGACCAAGCGGCTAGAGCGCTTGGAAGAGGACCATGTGAAGTTGCTGCAAGAGATAAACAAACTGCTTGCGCGCGTCGAAGATTTAGAAAAAAATCAACCCCTTACTCTTTCTACCTTAGCAAGCGGGAAAGCATAGGCAACGGACGGCATTTGTATCCCCCGCCTATGTGCATTAACGTGCGCGTCGTCTTATTCCGTGGCGACACGAGGGGATTTTCTCTATGGCCGCTCCCATTATCCCGAATATCGGCCCTTTAACAGTCCATACACTCAGCGGCACGGAGCTTTTCTATTTCGAGTCGGGGTCGCAAGACCAGCAACGGATCACGGCCGCTGATCTAGCAACCTACATCAGCGGCCTCGGTTTATCCGGAGCAACCGGTGCGACGGGTGCCACAGGAGCGACGGGCGCCACCGGCGCGACAGGCTAATAAATGTCCGGCCCTCCAACGATCTATAATATCGGACCGGAGACCGTTACCTCATTATCCGGCGACGAGTTTTTTCAATTCCAAGCTGAATCACAAAGCGTCAAGCAGCTCACCGCCTCTAATCTTAAAGCTTACGTCGGCACTTCGACCGGCGCTTCCGGACCAACCGGCGCAGGCGGACCTACAGGACAGACGGGTGCCGCCGGACTTACCGGAGCAACCGGTAGCGCAGGAGCCACGGGTGGCACTGGCGGTACACTCACAGGCTCGACCGGAGCTACAGGACAGACCGGATCAACCGGATCAACCGGCCCAACAGGCAGCACAGGACCAACGGGCCCATCCGGCGGAGTAACCGGGACCACCGGCGCGACAGGTGCGACAGGTGCTACGGGTGCCACCGGGGCCACGGGTGCAACAGGTGGCACCGGACAGACCGGAGCCCAGGGGATACAAGGCAATCCAGGATCATCGATAGTAGGACCGACCGGCGGGACGGGCGCCACCGGGCTTACCGGGGCCGCCGGAGCAATCGGCCCGACAGGTGTTGGGCAAACCGGCGCGACAGGCAACACCGGGAATACGGGTCAGACCGGCGCCGTTGGCAATCCAGGAAATACCGGTGGGACAGGCGGCACAGGCGGGACGGGCGCAACCGGAGCAACCGGCCTAACAGGTAACACCGGAACTACTGGATCAACCGGATCCACCGGCGCTACAGGCGCTACCGGTCCAACCGGACCATCTGGTGCCCCAACGGGAGATACCGGGGCGACCGGATCAGTCGGTCCGACAGGTCCGGCGGGCGGCCCTACAGGTGATACAGGAGCCACGGGAGCCACGGGTGCTACGGGCGCCACCGGGTCGACCGGGGCTACTGGCACTACTGGACCTACAGGGGCGACGGGAGCCACAGGGTCAGGAGCAACGGGCGCGACCGGGAACACCGGGACCGCGGGCGCAGTAGGAGCTACCGGACAGACAGGGCGGACCGGGTCGACAGGCGCGACCGGGACTACCGGGAGCACTGGAAGCACCGGAGCCGGGACCACAGGCACTACCGGGTCAACGGGCGCGACCGGAACAAGCGGCTCTAATCAATTCCCGCAGAGCATCCATTCTGCCAACTACACAACGGTTCTGGCTGACGCCGGCACGCAGCTCTTGCATCCATCGTCCGATAACGTACAGCGCACATTCTCGATCGATAGCAACGCCAACGTGCCCTATCCGATTGGGACGCAGATTATGTTTGTGAATAGGACGGCGGCAAATCTGTTGATTGCCATCGTCTCCGACACCATGATCTTGTCTGGAAGCACCAGCACCGGCACGCGCACGTTGACGCAGAACGGCATAGCGATAGCCGTGAAGGTTGAGACAACAACCTGGATCATCTACGGAGCGGCCGGCACCAAGTTTAGCGTCCTTACATAGAGGAACGAAGCCCATGTCATTTATCTCGAGCCTGTTTGGTGGCGGAGCGGCACCACCGCCGCCTCCTTTGCCTCCCCCGCCTCCGCATCCGGCGACGATGGCGAGCACAAGCGTGCAGCAGGCCGGCCAGCAGGCAGCTTTGGAAGCAGCAGCAGCGAGCGGCGCAGGATTTAGCGATACGATAAAGACCGGGTCGCTTGGCGCCCCCAAGCCAAACACGACGCGGGGCTCGGAAACGCTAGGCTCATAGCAATGTCGTTCGCCGCACCCCGCATGGCTCTGCCAATGCAGCCCGCAGCGAGTACGGCGGCATTTTCGCAATTTCTCGGCACGAGTCCGTCACCGCCGGCCGCGCCGATTACGCCGCCGAACACATCGTCCGGGGCCAATACGGAGATCGTCCATAATGCCGCGCACGAGCGCATGACGATGGGCGAACCGAAAGACGCAACGCCGCCGCCGCAGTTCACTTCGCCGACGGGCCAAAAAACAATGCTAGGGCAATAGATGGCGGAGCAAGCAACAGCCACGGCAGCCTATGAGGACATGGGGGCTTCGACGCTATCGAAGCAGCCTCTAACCGCGCCTGACAAGCTCGACAAGATGAACAGCTCGTGGAGCACGTTCTTTCTCCATTGCGAGCAGAGATTGGGGATGCTCCGCAACTGGCGCTACTCGTGGTGGGCGCATTGGGCCAGGCTGGCGGAGTTTTTTTTGCCGCGGCGCTATCACTGGCTAGTAGTCGCCAATCGCATGTCGCGCGGCAATCCAATCAATGACGCGATCATAGACTGCACGCCGACGCTCGCCGTCAATATCTGCTCAAGCGGATTGTGGACCGGCATGACTTCGCCGTCGCGCCCTTGGTTTGCGATCGAAATTGGTCTGCCCTGGCTGGAGTTGGACAATGAAGGAAAGGCTTGGCTCGAGGATACGCAGAAGCGTGCGTACCAAGTTCTTGCCCAAAGTAATTTCTATCAGACTATGGCGCAGGCGTTCCAAGACGTTGTCGTTTTCGGAACAGCCCCGCCGATCGTCTATGAAGATTACGAGGATATCATTCGGCTCTACCTGCCGTGCGCCGGTGAGTATTACTTGGCGTCGGGCGGGCGGCTAGACGTCACCGATCTCTATCGTGAGTTCACCTTCACGGTAAAAGAGATCGTCGATATGTTTCAGCTTTCCAATTGCCCGGCCGAAGTAAAAAAGATGTGGGCGCAGGGCGGAGCATCCCTCGACAACGAATTTGTCGTCGCCCATTGCATCGAGCCGAATTTTGCCGTGGCGAGGCAGCAGGGCGGCGACGAAGAGGTGACGATCGTCCCCGGCATGTTCGCTTACCGCGAGCTCTACTGGCTCAAAGGGATCAGGACAGCGCAACCGTTGAGCAAACGCGGCTTCCACAAAAAGCCGTTCATGGTCGCGCGCTGGAGCACGGTGTCGAATGACCCTTACGGGCGCTCGCCGTGCATGGACGCGCTTGGCGACAACAAGCAGATCCAGCTCGAGACCCGCCGCAAGGCCGAATTTATCGATAAGGGTGTGCGCCCGCCAATGGGCGCCAACGTCGAATTAAAGAACGAGCCATCGTCGATCATCTCAGGGATGATTACCTACATGAGCACGGAGGGCGGCAAAAAAGGATTCTGGCCCCTGTTTGAACCACAGGCGCAATGGCTGGCCGGGATCACCGCCGACATAGACAAAGTCTCCGCACGCATAGAGCGCTGCCTCTTCGTCGACGTGTTCATGGCGATCACGCGCATGGAAGGTGTGCAGCCACGCAACGAGCTGGAGCTCACGAAGCGCGACCTGGAGCGCTTGCAGCAACTCGGGCCCTTCATCACGCTATTCGAGAACGAATTTGGCAATCCGTTCTTTGAACGGCTGCTCGACATTATGACCAGGCGCAAAATCCTTAAGCCCATGCCCAACTCGCTCAAGGGCGTCCCGCTTAAGATCAAATACACCTCGATCATGCGCCTGGCGCAGCAATCCGCCGAAGCCGTCGGCATGAAGGATTTTTTCGGCACTATGGGCGGACTGTCGTCCGCGGCCAAGGCAGCCGGCGTTCCCGATCCGCTGCGTATCGTCGACCTGGACAAGTCGGGACGGCGTTTCGCAGAAGTGACCAATTTCCCGACCGATTGCCTGTTCACCGACAAGGAAGTGGTACAGCACGACAGGATCCGCCAGAACGCACAGCAACAGGCGCAGGTGCCTGGACAGGCGATGGCCGCGGTCAATGCTGCCAAGACACTCTCGGACACGAATGTCGGAGATAACAACAGCGCCCTGGCGCAACTGCTAGGTGGAGGCGGAGCCGGCGGCGGTGGCTTAGGTGGCTGACGATGTTTGCCATGCGCGCATTTGCTCTCGCGACCTTGGCCTGTAATCCTCCGGCCTATTTTGCAATGCGCGAGATGGCCTACTGGCGTCACTATTTGGCGCCAGGATCATGTCATTGGGCGGCGTTTCGGTTTGTGTATCCGATATGATTGAGAAAAAAGAAAAGACTGAGGTCGGCTACACCCCGGTCGCGGCGATGAAGAGCGAACGCTGCGACAAGTGCAAGCATTTCAAGTCACTCTACAATAGGTGTGAGCTGGTCAAGGGACAGATAATGCCGGGCGCCTGGTGCAAGCTATTTGAGGCTCATTGAGCTTGCCCATTTACCTTAGCTTTGTGCTCGCCGCACCACTTATTGTCCTGTGTCGGCGGCCATCCGGCCACATTCATAATACCCTCCGGTCTCTGAATGTAACCAAGCGTAGGACGTCCGGCATGGCACTCTCCGTAGCCAGGACGTAGCGGCTCGCGGATATAGAATTTACAATTGCCGCATGTGTCAGCCATTGGGCCACACCTTTTCTATCGCCAAGAGGACGTTGTCGATCGTGATCCCGGCCATGCAGGCGTGCTTCGGCTCTTCGTAAACCTGTCCGGGCGGATTGATACACGGGCCGAGCGGCATCCGAGAGATTTTAGGATCCTCGCGGAAGCAAGGCTGACACTCGAGCCCTAGGCTTATATTTGTATTGCGCGGGTAGCCTGCGGCCGTAGCCTGGGTCGATCCCCACAGAATAATGGCGGGCGTGAAGCCGCGCACTCCCCATGCGATGTTGGTCAGATGGTTTGTCCACGAGTCGACCCCGACATGAAGGCTTGCCCCCGCCATTAGGTCGATCGAGACATTCAGGGGCATTCCCATGAATGTAGGATCAGCATTGAGAACCTTTCTGTCTGTCGCGCTGCCGATCTGATAAAATGAAATGTCCGGACGCTTCGCGACCACCTCTTCCCATCGTTCCGTCGGCCAATTCTTATAAGCCGACCACCCGGCCTGCGGATGGATGGTCGCATAACGTGAGGGTAGTTTCAGCACTTCTGGAAGATTTTGGCTAGGTTGCAGTAAGAGGTGAGGAATGTAGTCAAGATCGATCCCCATTTCGGCTGCAAAATACTGGATCAAATGCTTTCTCATGGGCTTGTACGGGTAGCCATCTTGCAGCGGATAGCCGATCAGATTGATGACCTTTTCGTAGTCTCGTTGCCTCTGCTCCAGGGCTTCCGCGGGAAAGCCGCCGTCGATTCCGGCCTGTTTCATCAGGCGTTGCAGGCTTGTCCCAAGCGTAGCGTTGCAGAAATAATGAATGTCGTGGTCCGGGTGCTTTTGCTTGAGCAACGGGACCAGCGCCAGCGTCATAATGATATCGCCAATAGCTCCTGGCCGGTGCAGGGCGATCTTACGTCTTTCGGATAGCTTAACCTGCGTCGCGGTCAGGCGGCGATCGCCAAGCTTCGCTTCGCTCTTGCCCCTCTTGCGGATGACAAACTCGATCGCCGACTCGCCGATAGGCGTCCGCGTCTGGTCCTGGCGCTCCAGGCCGTAGCGGTGGGTGCCGGTTAATTGCTCAATCTTGATGAGGTCGGCGACATCTCCCAACAGAAGGATCATCGATAGGAGGTTGTGGGAGTTGGGGCTCCAGGAATTAGGCTTGAAAACCGTGAACGTGCCCTTGTGATCGGAATTGAAGGTGCTCGGGAAAACCCCCTGCTCGTACATATCCTCGTCAGGCACGGTCACGATCAGGTGCCCGCCAGGCTTTAGTATCTTGAGCCAGTTTCGCAGGCCCGTTAGCGGGTCGTGAAGATCCTCGAGACAGTGGGAGGCATGGACAAAGTCGAATTGTCCTTCCTTGCAGCCCTTCATGTCTTGGGCGTCGCCGTCCTCGCGATCGTAGGACAGGCAGCTCTCCATGAGCGGAAATAGCTCGATATACTGGCCTAGCGGGTCATTGCCGGCGCCGATATCGATCCCGTTGCCGCGGAAGTAGCGGGTAATGAAGTTGGAGTCGTGCAGGCGGCGTTGCACCGCCTTAGAAGTTTCGTGCATGGGCTAATCCGAATATACGAGGTTAAGACGGGGCTCGAGTTTTACTAGCGAAGCCATGGCATTGTTCGCCAGGCGCTCGATCATGTCTGTCGGCGTATTTTTCCCGGCCAGTAATTTCAGGTTGGCTTGCAGGCTTTCAAGATAGTGTCCGGACCAATAGGCGTTGACGGCAAACTCGTCGCGCACGCCGTAATGGTAGATCCAGGGCTCGATAAAGAGCCCCTGCGGTATAGCCAGATCCATGCCGCGGCACGCGGAATCCATACCTTGCTTGTTTCTGCCTAGTTTTCGGCAGAGAAATGCCATGGCGTGACAGGCTTCGGCGCGGGACGGCAACGTCTCCTGGGCACGAATGAAAGCCGCACAGGCGGTGTTAAATTCAAACTCTCCGCCAAGTCTTGTGCAACAACGGATAGCCTCAAACAGAGAAACGTACACTTGTTGGTCCCAAAACCCCATTTTTGAACAAATTAGGTAGTTTTGTAGGGCCTTTTCGTAATTCATGCAGTCCCGATAGCTTTGGGCCAAGTAAAACTGGTATCTAGCCAGCAAATAAGGGGTTTTTTCAGTTTTTAAGGCTTTTTCTAGAATCTCGGCATCTTTTTGGAATTTTTGCGGATCTGCGTTGCGAGAGCCCTCAATGCTGGCCTTTATCGTCAATCCAAGCTCGGTTGCGCGCGTAGCTGTCGGTGGTGCCTCAAGGTATTCGTGCAAAACGCCTATCCAACGGTATTTTCCATTGTTGCGGAAGAGTTGCGGTCGGGTATGGCGGACGCCTGCGTGTACCACCGGGATATCGTATATATCACGGGTCATTCTGGCCTTGAATGAGGCCAGGTCGAAGCCGTCGGCGAGCTCCAGAACATCGTCGGCGTCGATCATAAAGGCATAATCAACCTTGGTTTGGTTGAGGCCCAAGAGCGCCCGGTTACGGTTACTGGCGAAGTCTATCCAGGGGTCGTCGACGATCTTACCCTCGATATCGTGGTCGGCCAGGAACCCCCGGATGATATCTTTCGTGCTGTCGGTCGATCCGGTGTCAGAAATCAGGACGTAATCGGCCAGCGCGGCCACGCTTTTGAGGCATCGGAGAATGAGTTTTTCCTCATTCTTGACGATCATAGACAAGCCGATGGTTGCCACTAATCTACCCTCACCATGCGCTTTTTCGCCCAAGCATCGAGATCAGCCTGGCGGTAGCGGACCGCCTTCCAGCCGGCGCGCACAAAGGGAGGCCCGCCGCCGGCGTTGTTCTTGCTGGCAACCTTCTCGAGCGTGCGGTGGGTCATGGGGCAGCCGATCCGCGTCAGATACATCGCGGCGGCCTTACGGGATAACCAGGTCTCTTCCGGTGGCATGATTTTGTACCCTTTCACTAACTTATTATGCCTTTAATTCTCAATGACTGCAACCTCATGTTGCGTGTATATCGGGGCCATAGCACTAATCGTTGATGGCACTGTCGGAAGCCGAAATCTTCGATTGCCTCAAGAGCAATTTGCGCCTTGCGGCGCAGAATTGCGACGTTCTTGCCGTTTCCGCCAGGAAGGGCAAAGCCTATAGCGATCTCCGAAACAATCTCAGACTAGTCGAAGGCGCCTGTCGCCAGGCTGCTTTTTGGCGTGGTGGCGACGCCCGATGGCTCAAAATCGGTCTTTACATGGCATCCGCCCATAAACGGGCGGGCGATTGGCTCCGCGGCGTAAAGAATGCCGAAGGCGTCCGGATAAAGGTAGCGCCAGGTCAGATACACCCACTTTTCGTCAAGCTTGCCGACAATCTCCGCGCCGCCTACCGCAAGGTAGAAGAGCTGCAAACCAAGAAAACCAACATAATTGGTCCCATCCTCCCGAAGCCTGGTGTGCCGCCGCACCGTGAAACCAGGCCATCCGGATACAATCGATCGCCCGGCGGCATCATCTTGCCAGCCGAGAGCATGGTTCAATGAATGGCGATGAGGACCCTCCTGACACAGCCGACGAGCCACAGCCTGATACGGGCCCTGTTGATGCTGCCGATCCTGTCGTTCATCGCAAACGACTTACTAAGGCGGCGCTCCGTCACCGCGATGTTCAGCGGTTTTGGCAACAGGTTTTTTCCGACCCAATTGGGCGGAGTGAGATGTGGGGAATCCTTCAACAAGCAGGCACTTTCGATGATCGCTTTGGCGTTGGACCCAACGGGTTTCCACAGCCGGAGGCAAGTTGGTTCCACTTGGGCGCTCGCTCGTTCGGAATGCGCCTATTTCAAAGTTGGACTGCTCTTTCCCGCGAGGGCGTTTTTCTAATGCAGGACGAGCACGATCCGCGGTTCAAAAGACCGAAAATGCCACAGGTTAAACGAGAGAAGTAATGGCCGATCCAGTACCAGCAGTTCCATCGACACCCGCGCCCGCCGCTGCGGCAGAGATACCTTTGGCCGCTGTAAGCGCTCCCGCGGTGGCCGAACCGGCTCCCGCGTCCCAAGCCCCGGCTCAGGCGGCAACCTCCCCGGTAACGACCGAGCCGACTCCTGCGGTAAAGCCGGCGGAGCCGGCGCCTACCACCGATCCGGTAGCGCCGGCCCCTACTCTCAGTCTGTTGGAGCAGTTCGACAAAGATAAAGCCGATGCGGCGACCGCCAAGGCGCCAGCAGCCGCCCCCGCGGATGCAGCGCCAGCCTCGCCCCCAAAGCCGGCGGAGGCATCCAAACAGGATGCTCCGGCGGCGGCGGCTCCCGCAGCTCCGGCCGCACCTTTCGAATACAAATATACGCTGCCCGAATCGATGCAGATGGACGACGCCGTAAGGGGTGACGTCCACAAGGCTTTCGATACATTCCGCACCAACCCCGCAGAAGGCGCGCAAGCGCTTGTCAACCTTTACGAAGCGCGGATGCAGGAATACGCCAAATTCGTCGACAGCGAGATGCGGCGGGTATGGAGCGAAACCAAACAGGGATGGGCCAAGCAGACCAAGGGCGACCCGGAATTAGGCGGATCTGGCTATCAGACGTCAATGACCGCTGTCGCTCGTATGCGTGATCTGCTTGTCCCCGAAAAGCATCGTCCGGCATTCGAGCAAATGCTGGCAGCTACCGGCGTCGGCGACCACCCGGAATTTCTTAGGATACTGCACCAGGCCGCGCGTTTGTACGATGAACCAACGCTGCCGCCACCCAATCCGCGACCCCCATCAGGCAATGGTCAGCGACCGGCCCGTAGGTTGCGCGATATCTACTCGCAAACAAGAACCAACCAGGAAGGGCAATAGCCATGCCCAACCAAATGACGGAGAACTAAAATGGCAACGGGCCAGTGGCCGACCTTAGCTGATCTTACGAGCCGCATGGACGGCGCCGGCAAGCAGCACCTTATTGCGGAGATGCTTTCTCAGAGCATCGCGCTCCCCGAAGATATGCCCTTTATCGAGTCGAGTGAGATGGGCGGGCACGAGTTTGTGTTCCGTACATCGATCCCGGCAGGTGCCTGGCGCCAGATCAACATGGGCGTTCCCTATAGCAAGAGCACAACCGCGAAGTCGCGCGTTGGCCTCGGCACCCTGGAAGATTACAGCCAGGTTGATAGGTTGCTGGCAGAAATGTCCGGCGACATCGACCAGTTCCGTGAAGGAGAGGACGTCGCGTTCCTCGAAGGCATGGGACAGACGATCGAGCAAACGACCTGGTACGGCAACACGGCGACGACGCCAGCCGAGTTTATGGGCTTCTCCACGTTCTACAACACGGTCTCAGCGTCGACCGCGCAGAACGCAGCGAACGTCCTTGACGGTGGCGGCACCGGATCGAGCAACCTCTCTATCTGGCTTATCTGTTGGGGCACCCGGACCATTTTCGGTCTCTACCCCCGCGGCACGAAAGCCGGCCTGGCGATGGAGGACAAGGGCGACACCGTTCCCGGCTATGACAGCTTGGGCAATCGCTTCGAAGCCTACACGTCTTGGTTCCGCCAAATGGTCGGGCTCTGCCCGCAAGATTGGCGGTACGGAGCTCGTATCTGCAACGTCGACGTCACCACGGCCGGCCTTGCTGGCCCGAATGCGCTCGACATTTTCGCGACGATCCGCGAATTGCTCTTGCTGCCTCCGCACCTAAGCAAAGGAACGTCGGGCATCACCAAGACAGACGCGGTCGATGAACCGTCTCCAGGTATTCGTCCGATCATCTACACGAACCGTACCGGGCGGCATTGGATGGACGTGCAGGCAATGCGCGACAGAAACGTGTTGCTCCGGATCGAGGACTATGCAGGCGTTCCCGTCGATGGGATCAACGGCATTCCGATCAAGATTTCGGACCAACTACTCATCACTGAAACCCGCGTAACGTGATCCGGGCGGACAAAGGGCTCACAAAAGGAAAAATCCCATGATCTTAGACGCACTACTCAACTTCATCCCGATCGGCAGCCCGTTGACCGTGACTTCGGCAGCGATTGCCTCGCCAAACGTGATCGATCTACTCGGTCTTGGCGCCGGTGTGAATCCTACCAGCGCAAGCATTATCGGCAACGTAACCTTGTTCGGCCAAGCCGATGCGATGGGCGTTGGCGGGGCTCGACCGGAGCTAAACATCACGCTCGGCACATCGAATTGGGCCGGCGGGACGTCGCTCAACGTAGCTCTGCAAGGAGCTCCGGATGCAGGCACCCCGACTTTCCAACCAGGTACATACGTGACCTATGCGGAAACCGGCGCCATCGTCACAGCAAGCTTGCTGGCGAACACCGTCGTTGCTCGCTTCCCGTGGCTTCCGCCGTTCCCGGCAAATCAGCGCCCACGCTTTCTACGGTTGCTGTTCACGCCTGTCGGCACGTTCACTACGGGCCAGGTTGCAAGCGCGCTTGTCACTTTCGTCCGCGACGATCAGTTCAACAAGTACGCGGCGAACAACTACAAGGTCGCGTAAGCGGTCTGTTCAAGGACTAGAGGTGAAACCATGCCGCGAGGCAGACCACCAAGGGATAAGGCTATGACCGAACCTGTATCGATTACGCAAACAGCCGAGTTCAAGAGCGCAGTGGCGGAGGCGGCTTCGGCCGCCGTCGCCGAGCTCGTACAGAGCCTCAAGGAAGGCCGGAAGCAACACGGGACAGAGGATCAGGGCTCCGATTCGACATGGATGCGCGCTCTCGCAATGGAGATTTCGCAACTTACGGATCAGGGCACAGGCCGAAAGCGTGTTGCTCCAGAGGTTATTCGATCGCGGCAACTAGCCCGCGAAAAGATGACCAAACTCATCATCGACGCGCGTGCCGCGAAAAAGCCGGCAGCCTACAGAGTGAAGGCGAAAGTCTTGCTCGCTAATCGCGTTGTTGAGCCATTCTGGATTGCGTCGGACCACACCGCCCAACCGACCATCATCGATTGGGACGGCGTTCCTAACGAGGCCATGGTGCCGGAAAATAAGACGGCCAGGGCGATCCACGAAGCTTTCATGGAATCGATTGGCAGCTCCGTGCGCGTAGTGCCGGAGGATGCGCTTGCGATCACTCCAGGCGGCCTTGTCGTCCATGGCGGCGCGGCATCGATCTCAGCCGGAAGGCGCAAGGTCAGCCAGCCAGAGGCGGAACACACCGGCAAGAACCAATCCGGCGAGGACGGCCTCAATATCCACCATACAAACGCGCCTGGGCGCTTCGTTGAAAAACGGATCCTTGGCACGATCATGGACCCCGCCCGTCAAACGGTATGACCGAGATAGCCAATGGCAACCGTATATATCTCGGAATTTAGGAACGCAGCGTCCCCAATCGGGTCGTATGCTCCTGACGTGTTGCCGCAGCCGGGCGTTGCCCAACAAGCTCTCGGCTTTACCGGCGCGGGCACCCTCTCGGCTGCCTTTAATGCAGCTACCTATGCTGTATTGATTTGTGGCGATACGGACTGCTTCTTCAAGTTTGGTGCTACCGGAGCTTCCGGCGCTACTGGCGCGGCAGGAATGTACCTGCCGGCCAAGGTGCCTATGATCTTCGCCGTCGCGCCAGGCGACAAAGTGGCTGTGACAGCCTAACGGAGAATTGGAATGTCTAGGAAATGGTATCTCAGCCTACTCGGCGCGGTCTCCCTCTCTGTCATCGCCGGTGTCGCTGCTTTCGGCCAGAACACAGGGCAGATTATCGTCACTACGCCGACCGGCAATGAACTTATCGCGCTACAGACGTTGGGCCCGCAAAGCGCGGCGATCAGCACCACGAATCTCGCCACCTGGGTAAATGCAGGCGGCGGTGTGGTCGGTCCAGGCGCATTCACAACCCTCTCTGCTTCCAGCACGGTGTCTGGCGCGGGCTTTACGGCTAGGTTTGCCACACCAGGCCCGATCGGCAGCACGGTTGCCTCGACCGGGGCTTTTACGACGCTTGGGGCGTCTGGAAACGTCACATTGTCTCCGACCGGAACGGTCGCAATCTCCCCGTCTAGCACGGTTGCAATCTCTCCGACCGGTGCCCTCACAGTCAACCCAACAGCAGCCAGCACGATCGACAACGCCAGCATTGGCGTAACGACCCCGCTCGCTGGCAAGTTCACCACGTTGGCGTGGACTACCGCTGGTGCCGTTGGGACTTTCGGAACGGACGCAACCCACACGACCGCAACGGTCTGTGAGGATACGACATCGCACGCTATCTTTTTCGGTTCGGGCGCCGCCGGCATCTGTGCGGGCACCTCGTCGTTGCGCTTCAAACATGACGTTATCCCGCTCGAGGCCGGCCTCAAGGAAGTGCTGGCGCTGGAGCCAATCAGATACAAGCTCAATGCCGATCATGGTGATCCAGACCACGAGCTCTACGGCTTTAGCGCGGAACAGGGCGGAACGGTCCTGCCGGTCCTTATGGGGTCAGACCCCGAAGGCAGACCAAATTCATTCGATCATGTTGGCGTAATCCCCGTCCTGGTCAAAGCGATCCAAGAACAGCAGGCGCAAATCGACGAATTGAAGCGCCAGCTTGCTATCCCTGTCAAACACGCGCAAGCGCGCTAAGGAGACGAAAATGAGAAAGACTATTGTAGCAACCCTGCTCGCTGGCGCGCTCGGCCTCGGCTTTGCGCTGGCACAGACAGTAACGGTCCCGCAAGTCGCGGCCGTCAATGCTACCGCCGATCTGATCCAGGTAATTCCTGGCGGCGTTCCGGCCGCGGCCAGCAAGTACGGGACAGTGGCGCAAGTAACCGCGATATCCGGCTATAAGGATCTCGGCACGATCACGACCGATCCTGCCTACACGGCAACCACCGGCGTATGGAACGTCTTTGGTCACGCCACCGGCACGATTACCGCGGTCACGCTGACCACTCCGGCAAGCCCAGGCGACGGTCAACGGCTTTGCTTTTGGGCCGACCAAACGACCACGACGCTAACATTTACTGCGAATACAGGACAGACGATCGACGCAAGCGTGCTCGCCGCGGGCGTAGCGAAGGTCTC